TAGGTTTGTGTGTTCTTTGGCATGTGTATTAATCACTCTAAACGCACATAATAGCAAGGGATTTCGAGAATAATTATCCGTTATTTTGCTTTTTTATTCAGTTTTTGGACTACATCCACCCCATGGATCACATTCAGGTGGGAACCGTTGTCCCAATCCACTAGAATAGATCCCATATCATCCACCCCGGTTACCGTCCCTTTTGTCCCCAAAGGCGGAGCTTGGGGATCATCCATCCGCACCAGGATAACCCGCGTCCCGGAAGGATACTCTCTTCGAAGAAATTCCAGCATTTCTTTATTGGGAAACCGCATCTTTTTCCCCTCCATCCCGATAGGCTGCGGAACCGCTGAGTTTTTCCAGCAGGATCTTCCGGCATTCTTTGTACTCCGATCCAATAAAGCCCAGCCGCAGGAGAAAACACCGGAAGGCGTATTTCTCATTGGGAACTTCATGTTCTTTGGCGGTGATCCGTTTGGACTTCTTGGCCATTTGGCAAAGAGCCGCCACCAGTTTGGTATATACCTGGGCCTTAGTGCTGTCAGCTTCATGGAACCAGGGGAAGGAAATCTTGCTCTCTCCCCTTTGGATGGTCAGGTCATTTGTACCCAGAGCCTTTTTGAAGAGGCTGGCCTTGGAGGCCACCAGGTTCTGAAGCTTCGCAAAGTCTTCTTCCGTCAAATCATCTGGAAGGGAAATGGTGAGGGTGTCGACACTCTCCGTTTCAGAAGTTTCTTCCGGTTTCACCCCTTCTTCCAGGATGGGGACTCTGTTTTCTGGCCGGAATCCTTTGGCTGCCAGTTCCTGAACAACCTGTTGGAAAAGTGCCGCATCCTCACATTCCACCGTACCGGTCTCCCCGACCATAATGCTGCCGATTTGATAAGCCTTGGTGGGAAGAAACAGGTATTTCGCACTTTCTCCCGTAATTTGGCTGATAGCATCCGCCAATTCCTTCCGTGCTGCACCTTGTTTGTTATATTCTGCCTTCATTATATGTACCTCCTTAAGGTATTTTGGTACTGTTATTCATCACTCTAAAGGCGAATAATAGCAAGCAAAATGTAGCCTTTCGAGCTTTTATTTTTCTGTTCCCGCCACTTCCTGGTAGGTATATTGTTTCCCGTCCCGGAGGACCGTTACCGTCTCGTTCTCGTGGGAAGTCAGGTATCTTTTCACAGCCACATCTACAAACTTGGGCTCTAGTTCCACCCCGTAGCAAATCCGACCCAGCTGGTCGCAAGCCATGAGCGTAGAAGCAGACCCTAGGAACCCATCCAATACCACCCCATTGATCTGGCTGCTCAGCTTGATCAGATAGGCCAGCATAGGCACGGGTTTACTGGAAGGGTGGCCAAAGCCATCCTCTTTACTATTCTTGATTCCATCAAACTCGAATACCGCTTTCTGTTTCTGATCTCCATACCAGTTGTGTTTCCCGTCTTTCCGCCACCCGAAGATGATAGGTTCCATATTGAACTTCCAATCGGTACGCATGAACGGGGCTTTGGGCTTCTTCCAAATCAGCCCTGCCCCCACTTTAAATCCAGAATCTTCAAAGGCATCGTAAAAGACCCGAGCCTTCATGGTGGCATAGAAAACATAGATGGAGGCATCGGGAGCCATGACATCATGAAAACAGGAGAAGGCTTTCTTCAGGAATTCATATCCTTCCTGTTCGTTCAGGTCATCGTTTTTGATTTTCCCGGAGGTGCTCCGAAGATTCACTAGGTACGGGGGATCCGTCAGGACCAGGTTCGGTTTGGTATCTCCCAGTAATTTCTGGTAGGTCTCGGGCTTGGTGGAATCTCCACACAGGACCCGGTGCTTTCCCAACTGCCAAATGTCTCCCGCTTTCGAGAATACCGGCTTCTGAAGTTCTTCTTCCACATTGAAATCGTCTTCTTTGGCTTCCGTCTCTTCATCAAAGATGTGAGCAATTTCATTTTCATCGAAGCCGGTGAGACTGACATCGAAATCCACTCCCTGGAGGGATTCGATTTCCACCCGCAGCATCTCTTCGTCCCATCCCGCATCCAGGGCCATCCGGTTATCGGCCAGGATGTAGGCTTTCTTCTGGGCCTCTGTAAGATAGTCCACCAGGACGCATGGGACTTCTTTGATTCCTTCTTCCCGGGCTGCCATTACCCGGCCATGGCCGGCAATGATGTTCTTGTCCCTGTCGATGATCACAGGGTTGATGAACCCGAACTCCCGCAGGCTGGCCCGGAGCTTGTTGATCTGTTCCGGAGAATGGGTCCGGGCATTATTCACATAAGGAATGAGCTCATCAATGGGGATGAGCTTCATTTCTTTGGTCGTTTTTTCCATACTTTCTTTTCCCTCCTGTTACACCTTCCGAGACCGGAGCAGCCGCTCCATTACGTCATCCTGGGGCGTGTTTCCGGCAAACTCCACAGAGCAGTTCTCCTTCACCACCTGGTAGATCTGGTACCAGATCTGGTTCACCTGCTTCATATAGTTCTGGCTCATGGTCACGTAGGGAGAAGCAATGGCCGCATTGGTGGTAGGGTGCTTGGCCAGGAACCCGTATTCGGAGATGGCGTGTTCGCACTGGATCCACCGGGAAACAGCCATGGCATACTGGCTGATCAGCTGGGGGCTCACTAGCTTTTCGCAGTGCCGTGCTTTGAGCCACAGCCAGGTTTCCCGGTAGATTTCTTCGGCTTCCAGCTTCCCGCCGTTTCTCTGTTTTTCCTTCATGTAGGCTTTTGGTTCCGGCATGTCTTCTCCGTTAAGGTCCGCTCCTTCCGGTAGGTCCATCACTTTCAGCGGCCGTTTCCCCGGATTGTCTGGCAGTTTGTCCAGCAGGGCCCTGGGTTTCCGGCCCTGGCCGACTCTGAGTCCGCCTCGCATGGTTCCGTCTTTGGCTATTTTTCACACCCCCCTTATTTCCATGGGTCAATACCTTGTTTGAATACGCGTTTTTTGTGCGCGTGACCCCTCGCCCGTTCTGGCTTTCCGGGCTCCCAGAGATTCATACGCCCCCTGGGTATGTCACTTTGTTTTAGATTTATCATTCTGAGAGTTCACTTTTTCTTGTGACTTTCTGGTGCCACCGATCTCCTCTTTGGGCATGGATCCGGGCATGGCAGGCTTTGCACAGGGCGATCAGGTTGTTCCAGGCATGGGTCCCGCCTTCTGCCAAGGGCTTCTTATGGTGGACTTCTTCCGCCACCACATATCGGCCATTCTTCAGGCACACTTCACAAAGAGGATGGCTGGCTACGTAAACATCCCGGATCTTCTTCCAGGTCCTGCCGTACCGTTTCTTTGTTGCAGGACTACGTTCATACTTTTCGTACCGCTTGGCGATGATCTTCTGATGCTTTTCGCAGTACCGTCCCTCCGTCAGGTTCGGGCAGCCTGGGTAGGAACAGGGTCGCTTGGGTTTTCTCGGCATAGCAACCACCTCCTTTCAGGCAACAAAAAAGCCCTGCAGATTTTCTCTGCAAGGCTTCTCTTTATTCCCTTTTCTCGTGAGTCTATCATACCATAAAGGCGCTGTTGAATTCTAGTGTATATCTACTGCATTTTCGTGCAATTCACTGCATTTTTCTTCCGCCTGTCTGAGGATTTCCTCCACGGCATCCATTCCTTCTCCGTGGACCGTGTAGACCCACCGGATCCCTTTGCCCATGCTCCGGGCAATGTCTTCCCAGGAGTCGAAGTGGATGTACCGGTCCCGGAGGACCAGGCGCTGGGCTTCATCTTCCACCTGGTCGATAACCTGACCGATTTCATACTTCAGGTCTACCAGCCTGTCGATCTCTCGGTTGATCTCCTGCTCCCGCTCCCAGATCTTTTCAATGGTCCGGACAAAAGGAGCTTCTGTGGGCCGGTTGGGGTTGTGGCTTTCTTCCAGCCCGGCTGCGGAGATCCCCATGCAGAGGTTCCGCAGTTCCGCCACTTCCCGCAGGTTGCTCTCTATCTTTTTATCCAGGTAAAATCCCTGTTGCAAATAATCCTTTGCGTTCATATTTTTCCCTCCAAATCCGCCTTGACAGCTTCAATCAATGCCGCTTGAGAACTGTCTTTCTTTTCCAGGGCTTTCAGGATCCGTTCGTCAATGGTGCCCTTGGTCACAATGTGCTGGACAATCACCGTCCGGCTCTCCTGCCCCTGCCGCCAGAGCCTGGCCACCGTTTGCTGGTACAGTTCCAAACTCCAGGTAAGCCCGAACCAGATCAGGATGGACCCACCCTGCTGCAGGTTGAGACCATGCCCGGCAGAAGCCGGATGGATAAGAGCCACCGGGATCTTCCCGGCATTCCAGTCTGCAAAATCCTGGGAGGACTTCAGCTCCCTGGCTTCCATCCGCTGACAGATCCGTTCCTTGTCATGCCGGAACCAATAGGCCACTAACACCGGCCGGCCGTTGGCACTTTCCACTAGATCTTCCAGGGCATCCAGCTTCCGGTCATGGAGCCGGATGGTCTTCCCGTCATCGGTGTAGATGGCTCCGTTGGCCATCTGGGACAGTTTCAGGGTAAGGGCTGCGGCATTGGCGGCCGTCACTTCCCCATCCGGGAGATCCATCACCAGGGATTTTTTGAAGTCATTATACCGCTTCCGCTCACCCTCTGAAAGGTTCACTTCCGTCTGGACGCTCACAAGGTCCGGCATCTTGAGATAGTCCGTGGCCTTCATGGACACGGTGATATCCGCAATCTTCCGGTAGATGGCGTCTTCCGCTCCCGGCAGGAGCTTGTAGGAAAAGACCACCATTCCATTCCGCTTATCCGGCCGAAAGTAGGTGTTCCGGTACTGGCTGATGTACTTTCCCAACCGCTCTCCCATATCCAGGAGCCGGAATTCGGCCCACAGGTCCATAAGCCCATTGCCGCTGGGAGTTCCTGTAAGACCTACGATCCGTTTCACCTTAGGCCGCAGGGCCTTCATGGCTTTGAACCTCTGAGATTGCTGGTTCTTGAAACTGGAAAGTTCGTCCAACACCACCATGTCAAAATCCAGCCGGCAGTTTTTCCAAAGCCACACCAGATTTTCCCGGTTCACAATGTAAATATCCACCGGTTTCTGGAGAGCCCGCCTTCGTTCCGTCACGGTCCCCACCACTATGCTGCAGGTGAGGTTCTTCAGATGGTCCCATTTCCGAATCTCCTCCGGCCAGGTATCCCGGGCCACCCGTAAGGGGGCCACCACTAGGACCCGGTGAACTTCGAAGGAATCGTACATCAGATCCCGGATGGCGGTCAGGGTGGTCACCGTCTTGCCTAACCCAAGCCCATATCCAGCAAGAGCGCCGTCACCGGGTGGTTCTTGATGTACTCGATGGCATATTTCTGATATGCATGGGGTATGAACTTCATTGGGCTTCACCCCCTTCCGTGATTTTCTTCAGCAAGTCAGGGACGTCGCTGGCTTCATCTAGAACGAACACCTGGAAGCCAAACCCTCTCAACATCTCATGCCGTTTCATTTGCAGCAGCCGGGGTTTCTTCCCTGGGGCCTTTACTTCCACAAAGGCCATCTTTCCATCAGGGAGAAGGACCATCCGATCCGGCATACCGGAAAACGATGGTGATACGAACTTCAACGCTATGCCCCCCCACTTCTTCGTTTCCGTCACCAGCTTCAGTTCGATCTGTTTCTCATTTAAAAAGGTCATCCGCTATCTCCTTCGCCTCTGCAATCACTTCTGCATCAACTGGGGTTCTGGGTTTATTCTTCAGGTCCCCGTAAAACACACCCAGGTACTCATTGCTGACTTCTGGATGATCGTGGAACATGTTTTCTTCTGTCCGGGACCGCACTTCATCAATTCTTTGAAGGACTCGCATGAATTTCTCTCTATCAGGAGCCGAAAGGACCTGAGCCATATGGATAGCAAGCATTCCGCCCAGTGTCCAGAACAGCCTCATTTCAGCTCCCACCTTTTTGTAAAGTTCAGTTGTCCGTTCTTTTTTATGGATCATTGCTTCTCCTCCTTCACTTTGGCCTGTGATCATCGTTTTCTTAAAATCCCAAGGGTGCAGGTGTTGAAGGTCTACGACCTACCTTTTATATAGACACTCTTTTAAAACCTTCCTATAGGACCTTAGTAGTAGAGGTTCACCACCTGCACCTTTAGTCCAGAAAGTCCTGACCTTCTTTCAGTCGCAATCCATGAACAAGGATTCCTTTTTTCGTCTTGTGACGCTGGAATCCTGCCTTTTCCAGATTACCGTAAAAGTCTGATGTGCTTCTGATGTATTCTCCGCTCTGCAAACAGACGATCCTGTACTGCTGGTACAATTTCCCCGACCTTTCTGTGAAGGAAGGATCGATGTCACAGTGTTCCTCCAGAAACTGTCCCATCCAGTCGTTGTCCTCCCGGTATTTCTCCACCGCTTTCCGTACAGCTTCTGGCTCCTCAATCTTGAACTTTTTTCGGATGGCTGTTTCCGCCCCATCAATGACCCACTTCAAAATGGCGGGACCTGCCTCTTCAAACAGGTAGTCCGAAAAATTCTTGATGTCACTTTTCCCAGTAATCTTGGCGTTAAAAGGGATGACAATCAGCCTACGCCAAGTACCGTCATCATTGGCAGTCACTTTCGGCAGGTGGTTGGTGTAGAGAACCAAAGTGTGGGATGGAACAAAATGGAACGGGGACTTGAATTTCTTTTCCGCTTCGATGGGATCCACGGAACAGATCTGCTTTACCATACCGGTATTGAGTCGCTGTCCTTCTTCCAGTTCTGAGGCGATAATGAGACGTTTCCCTTTGAGTTCCGCGATTTCCGGTTTTACGTTTCGCCGGCAGTTCATAGTCATGGCTTCCGCAGAAATTTTCCCGGAGTAGCCACCCAGAACCCTGGCGATGGTGTTCCAGAAGGTGGACTTGCCGTTGGCGCCTCCCCCGTAGGCAATAATCATTTGTTCGGCATATACCCGTCCCACAGCTGCCATCCCCACAATCTGCTGCACGTACTGAATCAGTTCCCGGTCCTTACAAAAGAACAGGTCCAAGTTCTCCTGCCAAAGTTGTTCTCCATGATTTCCGGGAGAACAAGTAGTGACTTTGGTGATCATGTCATCCGGGTCATGAGGCCGGCCTCCCTGCATCCCTTTGGAAAGGTCGTAGGTGGCTTCTGGCGTATTCAGAAGTTCCGGGTCATAGTCCAGTTCGGTAACGTCCAGGGCCAGCATGGGTTTGGCCGCATTCTGGCTATTGATAAGGTTCCGATAGTTTCGGTATTTCATGACGAATTTCCTGTAGGCATCTGCGTTAAGGAGGGCTGTCAGCAGATGAACCTTTTCCCCAGGGATTTGGTTTGCCAGGGTCTTGCTTCTGGATTTCACATCTTCCCGAGAGATTCCGATGGATGTTAAGTCATCTTCTGCCTGGAGGATAGCTTTTTCTGCATCCTCCAGCTGCCAATCCATAAACGTCTCTATGACGCCCAGAGGTTTCTGCTGGTCTTCATACCAGTGATCGCCAACGAATGCGATATAATCTGTAGCACTGGTATATCGCAGTTTTCCCATACAAGTCCTGGCCAGAACTTTTGCCTCCCCAATATCGGAGAAATCATCCGGCTTGAGAGAATGGCGTCCGAAAGCATTGTTATATTCCTCTGGAGGAACATACCCTTCGCTGCTTTCGATTTTGTTTCTGAAAAACTTTAGTGCACTTTTCCAAATGGTCCCCAGTTCCTTCTCCGAAAGAGGCGGTTTGCATTCCTCGGCCCGCTGCAAATAAACTGCATGCGCTTTCTTCGTGTCTCCGAACCGCTTCAACACTCGGCTGGCAAAATGGGACATGGTATTGTTGCGGCTGCCCTCGGGAATGGACCCACCTGTGTAGAAGGGGGATTCCATCTGACTGCTTTCCGCTGGTTCCAGGCCAGCCAGGAATTCTGTTATGGTTTTCTCCCCTTCCTGCCAGAAATTCTCTTCCGGCATGGCCTCTGTGCCATACAGGAACCGGGCCGCATCCAGGGCCTTTCCATCAAAGAATGGAAACGGATCCCGGATGGCCTGCTTCAGGGCCGTATAGGCTTTTTCATCCTCCAGCTTCTGGATGGGAAAATACGCATGGAACCGGGGCCGAGCCGATCGTCCGTCTTTGGCTCTTCCGTTATTCCGGGAAGGAACAATGGCCACAGCCACCCCCGGCAGCATTACAAGGAGCTTCTCTCCCGTCACCCACTCTCCGGGATTTTCTGTGTGATCATTATCGCAGTCCATGACTGCCACATCGGACCAGAGGAAGTTGTCCCGGCTCCGGTAGTTGTTCTTATAAGCCGCGCAGACATGGTCGAAGGCGACTGCTTCTTTCAGGTCCTTGACATTCTGGATTTCCCGCTTTTGCGGATACCGGCAATTGGATTCCATACCGGTACAGGATGCGGTAAATAACGTAAATTTCAATCAGATCACCTCGCTGATGTACTTGATGGGCTTTCCTTTTTTCTGGGCATACCGGATCTCCACTTCCATCCCCTGGGAAATGATTTCTCCAAAGATCCAAAGCTCAGCGCATTTGGACAAAAGGGAAATCCCCATAAAAAGGGCCAGGTTCCGTTCCGTTTTTTCGTCCAGGAACTGGGGTAAAAGAAGATGGGGTGCCAGGGGGATGAACCCCCGATCTGCGGCATACCGGCAGTACCGCCGGGCCCGCAGGACGTTTCTTTCCACATCCCCCGCATAGGGTGAACAGATATACACTACCGGTCGGAAGGGGAATCTGGGCGGCTCTGCATTCCGGATGGCCTGATAGGCCGTAGGATCCGGATAATGTTCAGCATTCCGTTTTGGGTTCATCTCCATGGCCCACCTCCATCAGTTCCCGGGAACATTCCTCGCACAAAACAGTTGTGCTAAGCAGGTCCCCTTTGCCTTTTCCCAAGACTTCTTCCAAGTTCACGGGTACTTCCTTCCCGCAAACCGGACACCGGCAGAACACATTCTTGTCCGTAATTTCCATCTGGAATTCCATATTGTCCGTAATCGGTTCCTTCACATAAAACATGTGACTTCAACTCCTTCAAAAAACAAACAGCGGATTCCAATCCCGCTAACATGGATAAGAGAATTTTTCTTCGCTACCTGTAACAGGACAGAATCCGCTGGGTTAAGTACCGGAAAAATAAAAATTATTGACGGATTTTCACCGCTCTGATAAAATTACAGTTCCAAAGTACTCTTCTTTCTAGGCTTCAGGGCAGCGCTCTTTCCGGCATTTTGCGGAGCGGTGATTTCTGTCCAACATAGAATCGGCGCCGGAGCCGGTTGGTGAAGGTAGCCGCCACCAGAGAAGAAGTACTTTCTTTACCTGCATAACAGAACTGGGTATGTGATAATTCGCATCCCCAGTTTTTTCGTTTGTTTTAATCTTTCTGATAAAACTCACATTCATACCCATCTGCCCGAAGCACCAACCCCTCTGCCCAAGGTGGAGTCCGGCTCATCTGCTCACAAACGGCATCCACACTGACATCCTTGTCGCATTCGATGATCAGTTCATCGTGGACGTGGCCAACAATGGCGCAGCACCGGAGGGTCTGCATGGCATAGCAGAGAATATCCCGAGCAATTCCCTGGACGATGTTTTCCACAAACTTTGGTCCATAACTTTCCAATCGTTCCCATTTCTTAGTGGCCCCAATGCCCTCATAGGTGACGGATTCTCCTCCGAACTGATTCATTCCGATCCGAGGCTTTACGTAGGAAAGCCTCCGTCCACTGGGAAGTTCGATAAACAGCATACCGCTCTGGCAAGAGAAGTGGATATTGTTCACCCAGACTGGGATTCTCTGTTTGATGGCGATCTCTACCGCCCCATCCACCTGCCACCAGAAATCTACGATATGGGGATTAGCTGACCGCCAGGACTGGACCAGGGTTCCCAGCTCCTCTTCCGGGATTCCCATATCCAAAGCTCCCATGGCCTTCAGAGCTCCAACGGATCCGCCATAACCACAGGCCAATTCTGCAATTTTCCCTTTCTGGCGGAGATTCCCATTGATGCCATGTTTCACAACGGGCACCCCAAACATCTGACTGGCCGTTGAACAGTAGATATCCTTCCCGGCTGCAAAAGCCTCGGATTTCCATCTTTCTCCTGCCAGCCAGGAAATGACCCGTGCCTCAATGGCCGAGAAGTCCGAAACCACAAACTTCATCCCAGCCCTGGGCACAAAAGCTGTCCGGATCAGCTGAGAGAGGACATTGGGGATGGAATCATAGAGCATGTCCAGTGCTTCGTAGTTTCCCTGGCGCACCAGCTCCCGGGCCTCGGAAAGATCCGGCAAATGGTTCTGGGGGAGATTTTGCAATTGGATGTGCCGCCCAGCAAACCGTCCGGTCCTGTTGGCGCCGTAAAACTGGAACATGCCTCTGGCCCTGCCATCCTTACAGGCCGTCATTTCCATGGCCTGATATTTCTTCACCGAGGACTTGGCCAATTTCTGCCGAAGCAAGAGGACGCTGCGCAAAGGCTCCTGGGCCGTTTTCAAAAGTTCCTGCACATTTTTCTTCCCCAAGGAATCTGCCTTCATGCCATGTTGTTCCAGCCAGTCCAGCATTTGGATGACGGAATTGGGGTTCTCCAGACCAGTCCATTCCTTCAGGAAGCCCATCAGGCTTTCACGACTTTTGGAATCCATGGATACTGCTTGTCTAGCCAGTTCTAGGTCAATGGCAATGCCCCGGTCGTTGATTTCCTGGTCCAAATGGTATTCCTCCCACACCTGTTCCGGGACCGGGTACTTTTGCAATCGCTGTTGAATGGCCATTTCCACTTCTACGTCCCGTTTGTTGTAAGATTTGAACAGGTTCCATTTGTCCAGAGCGTGTTGAGGAAGGTTCCTGGTCCGGCCGCCGTTGGTCTTGGTTTCTTTGCAGGGAACGCAGAAATACCGGATCAGATCCCGCCCTTCCTTCATTTTCTGATTGTCCAGATTCAGCACGGCCCCTACTCCCTCTAAAGAAAGCGGCAACCCCAGATAGGCGGACCAGACCATAGAACACTTCCATCCGTCCGGGTTCAGGAACCGGGAACATTCCTGGAATAAGGGATGCTGGTCATGAAAGGGATCCAGGCTCCTTCCCAAGTCAGTGAGGTACCGGGAGAGACACACCCGTTCGAAATTGGCATTGAAGGCCCATTTGGTAACGGCGTCATCGGTCAGGGCATCCAGGATTTCTTCCGGGATGGTTTCTCCCTGAGCCAGATCGATGACCTGCATGGCTCCTCCATCCACTGCATACCCGAAAAGGAGGATTTCAAAGGCGGGAGATTCCGCATATTTATACACGCCACACTTGGCCAAATTCACATCACTATAGGTTTCAAGATCTAACGAAAGGCTTTTCATAATTTTTCTCCTTATAGAAAAGGTGGCAGGAATCATTCTGCCACCTTTCTTTGCTTACTGATATTTTCTAATTTCCTGGCAGAGGGATTCAATCTGCTTCAGTTTGTCATAGATGTCTCCCAATTCGTTTTCCCGGATTTCCCGGTCCGCTTCTTTCCGGTCAAGGTACCTGGCTACCCAATTACAAAAGAAAGAAATCACTTTCACAAAACCAATGAGGGAAAAGAGGGCTATTAGAAAATCGCTCATTTTTCTCCTCCTTAAGCCAGGAAATCATCGTCATCTGCCGTGGCAAAGTCGTCCTCTGCCCGAGGCTTGCCGCCCAGAGGCTCCCCGTCCCGGATCTTCTGCAAGTTGTTCAGGCTGCAGGCGATGCCTTTGTTCCCATTGCTGTTGAAAGCGTAGAAGCTGATGGACGCACGGCCATACACCCCAGAATACACTTCCGAGCGTTCCAGAATATGCTGGCAGTTGACATCTACAATGCCCGGCTGGGTGGCAGAGTTGGCATTGATGAAGAAGCTGTCTTTGTAGGCATCATCTCCCGGCCGTTCCAGATCCCCATCCCGAAG